GGAATCGAACCTGTACGATTGCATAGGTTCACCCCGCAATCTATATGGATTTTAAGCGTCTAACCATTCCGCCACCTGACTATGTTTGAGGATGAGAAGTCCTCTGTGTTGTAAGCATTGGTATATAGTGAGCAAGGTTACTTAATTCACGCTTCATATCCTCACCTCAATTTTAATCATTGCCATGCCACAGATAAATCTGCTTAGAGACATAGAACTTATCTGATTCCTTTCTCAAGGGAACAACACATTTTACCTTTTTAAACGACGTCGAGAAGGCTAACTCTATCTCCTATACGATGAGAACGGTAATTTGAGCTTATGTCAGAGGCTTTCCGTGTTTTACGATCCACTCGCGAGCGTGGCTAATCTTTTTCTACAACCTTCAATCCCCACATTAGGTCAACCCATTTCATCTGATCAACCGATTTTCTCTTACTCCACCTTAACTTAGTTCTTAGCAAGTTAACTGAAAAGTCAACCCACTGATCTCTTTGAGCTTGAGTCATAGTATATCTCGACCACCATCCATCTTCCTCCTTCAACAAATCCTCGTAAGATATATCATACCCAGCTATCTTCATCATCTCTATGATGATTTCCTTGTATGCCTCGTCAATTTTGTTCATCTATCAAAGTTATTGCTCGTTTCAAATACATTGCCTCGTCAAGAACCTCCTCGTATGCGTGCTGTAACCAATCCCTCAACTCAAGGTCCTTTCTATCCACAGTTGTCTTATACTTACCAAGACCTCGCATCTCTCTTAACTTTAAGTCATCCATCACAGCTGCTAAAGTATTAGAAGGAGAGCCGAATGTAATCTCATAATAACCATTACAAGCCTTCTCATGAACCTCCTCCCAAAATGCTCGGTCAGGAATTGATGAATTACTCCAATCAAAAGCCAGCTCCAAAGCTGTAGCTAAATCTCCTACACCCAATCTTAGATTACGATCAGATGTGTTCTTTATGGCTAACTCTCTTAACCCATTATCAGGCAGGAGTTCAAACCACTCTCTAATTGTTTTTACCATACTCATGTGTTATTGTTCGGGGACAAAGATATAAAAAGAAACTCTTATATCGCAAATTTATTTTTTGAAAATTACTAACAATTTAATTTCAATATCTCTTGAATACAGAACAGAACCTGCTTCTGATTCTTAGGGATGAACAGTGTTGCAGGTGGTGTTATCTTACCACGATTGTCATTCATTAGCTTCTGCTTAAACATCTTCCAAACGTATGGGAACCTTTCATTTGCGAAGCCTTTACATTCGATTACCCAACTCTCATCCTTGGCTACAAAGTCAGGGGTGTATGTAATTGGGAGTACTCTTCTCATCCCTTTATTTTCAAGGTCTGGCTTCTTACCAACCTGCTCCCAAGTATCTCCGATGTAAGTAAACCCTGGGAATATCTCGTAGCTTCTTGGCTCGTAATCAAATTCTAGCCCTGCATCTTTAAGCTTGTTGTATGTGAAGGCTTCAAGTTGGGAGGCGAATTTAATCCCATCTACGGTTTGCTTGTTTGATTTAATCTTGCCTGATGTACTGCGCTTGGAGTAATTCCTCTTCACAGCTCCTTTGTATGTTGCCTTTGCTTTTCTCGGCATTAAGATAGGTATTTGTTTAAGATAGCTTTCATTTCCTCAATCATCTCCACAGGAGCCACTCTACCAAATAAGTCAGACAACCTTGAGTAAAGTATCCCGACAGGATCTTCCTCGTATTTAATCCACTCAGGGGCTATCATATAAACCTTTCCTTCATAGTCTCTAACGAAAGCAACGGTATCAGAGTTATAGCTACCCCAATGTAATAAATATCCAGACTGGGCTATATTGAAATCAATTAGCCCTTCATGTCTGTGATAATCGTCTTGTGTAAAGAATTTTACTTTGATCATTAGCAATTCCAAGCTCTAAGGCTCTTATTGATTCTGCTGTTTGGATCTTTAGCTGTCTTAGCGGAGGTAAGCTTCTTCTTTGCCCCTTCCATTCTGGCGCAAAATGACTTGCGTCTCTTAGCATCCTTCTCTGTCTTTGGTTTAGGAGCAGGAGGTTTAAGATTACCACCAGTGGATTTATTGTATGAAGCTCTACCCTTAGCGTTCAATCCACCCTTAGGGTCCTTACCTTCCTTACGAGTCCATGCTGCTGACTTAGCCATTACTTTTTCTTTTTAGTCTTAGCTTTAATCTTCTTATCTTGGGCAAGCATAGCTTTGGTAGGCTTCTTTCCGGAACCTTTATTAGCACGGATGTTGTCCCAAAGACCTCTCTGGGACATTGATCCGTCAGCTCGTTTAATCATTTCTTTCTTAGCCATTATCCTTGACCTCTTGACTTTTTAACATTCTTATCCTTAGGAGACTTACGCTTGATATATTTACCAGGCTTTCTAGTCCCGAAGGTAACTTTGTTAGATGAAGTAGCTTTAGCCATCTATTTATATTTCGCCAAATCTAGCATTTTCCACCACTTTTGGCGGCTTTTGATGGGTTAGCTACAATCTTGTTAGGGTTCATTCCCTTAGTCTTTACCTTTGGCATAGACTTCTTTGCGGTTTTGCTAGTGTATTTCATATTTTTATTTTTAAATTACTGGATAATATCTAACCTCAACAATAGGTTGTTTTTCTGTATAAATTAAAAGATTTGCCCCTTCCCCTCCTTCTCCTAAACTAGGGATGCTAATTATTATATTACTTCCACTCCCATAGTTCAAATTATATTTTCTGTAAACAAATATTTCACTTGTTTGGAAAGAATCAATAATACATTGAGAAATAGAAAAATCTAAATCATTTTCCCCTGTATTGTAAATAGTAACTTGAACAGGATCGCTTGCTAAATCACCACCAACAGTAACATCTACTTTTATATCAAACCCTTGAGGAAATGAATTGTATATTGGATAAGATATATCTTCTAAATTAGAATCTAAAGCTAATTTATATACAAAAGAATAATAAGGAGCGCCACCTCCCAAAGCAGATACAGGAACAGCCTTTTGCTCAACTCTGCTTCCTGTCAAAGGAGTATTGATAATCACTAAGTCTGTACTCTCAGCTGATTCAACTATGAATGAGCCTGGTATTACAGCTTGTTTAGATATGATTCCATTGTTAGGCATCTCAATTAATTTGAAGTAAATATAGTAAACAATTTATCTTATCACCACCAAAACTTTTACTAATTATTCATCATCAATCCTAGCACATCATCCTCGTGAATGTAACCAAATCGGTTTCCATCCTCTTCTGATGGGATTAACTTCTTGAATAAGATCTGTTGCCCAGGTTTAAACTCGCTAACCTCTGGTCCAGTCTCAATAATCATCCCTGTGTTAGAGAACTTAGCGCTACCTAGCGTATGTATCGTGTTGCTGTTTTCAATCAAGTCAGGCTTAATCTTCAGCATCTTCCCCAATGGTTTCATTGCTTTGTGTGTTTTCGTTATTAATCATTTGAGCCATCCTTGCAAATCGCTTGATGGCATTTTTCTTATTCAGTGCAGATATGTACAGGAACTTGTCACGGATGAACACTTGCTTCCTAATCTCCTTCCTTCCGTCAGGCATCTCAATAAGCTTTCCCTCAACGTGAGCCTCTGTTACCTCTCCAGTCTCAGTGTCCAACTGAAACAATCTATGTCCCTTTTTAGGGGAAATGGAACCCAAGAGTTTAGTCTCAGGTTCCTTTTTTTCCATCTCGTCCATGTCACAAATATACGGAATAATTGTTACGAAATTAAATCATCTTTCGCTTCATCAAGGTCTGTAAACTCTACATCCTCGATGATTAGCTCGTTCTCTTCGTTTACTTTCGCTCTACCACCGGTTGATAGTTTATCGTCAAGCTCTACTGCACGAGCAATCTCGCTAACGCCTTGCTTAGGAACAGTCTTCAACGCCTGCTTGATAGCCGCCTTCTTGAACATCCAGTCAGCTACATCAGTACCATTGTTGTACGGAGATGATCCGGAACCGCCTGCCTTAGACAATGACTTAATCTTGTTAAGCTGATTAGCATCCAAAACTTCGATGATTGGGTCAGCCCCTTCCAACTTGATTACAGCATAGGCGCAATGAACTTTCTTAGCCTTCTCCTGCTCAGGAGTGCGGTTCATTATTGGGTCATGCTCAAGGACTAGATTCAAACCACGAGAGTACTTAAACTTCCCTGCCTCAACCTCGTCATTGTAAACAACTCCAGCATAGATAGACTTAACTCGTGGGTTACGATAAGCAATCTCTACCAATCCTTTGTAACCAATTTGGAACTGAACATCCTTTCCGTATGGGATGACATAAGCAAAACCTTCTGGAGTGTTGAAACGAAGCTTTAATTCAGCAGATACAAGCACCGCTGCGAATAGTGACGCACGGTCACATTGCAATAGTTTTGGAGACTTCTTCACAGCTGTCATTACGCTGATTGCGAACTCATCTGCCGATACTCCGTACTTGTTACCTACTAACTTTAAGATTGTGTCCTCATAGCCCTTCATTTGAGCCTCGAACTTCTGCATTTCCTGCTTTACTGTTGCTACTTGTGTACTCATTAGTTTATTGTTTCATCATTGTTAAACTTCAATTTATCCATCGCATCAATCGTTCCCACAATCTCATCATCACTCATCTTCATCACCTCTTTAGCATCTACTCCAGTCATCTGCTGAATAAGGTCCTCCATCAACGGAGTCATTCCGAAGCGGATAACCAAATCGAATTGATTCTTTGACATCACGAATGGTAGGACTTTCATCTCCCCAAACTCTTGCATATACTCAGCGTCTAACTCTTTAACATCATCCTTGTCAATGATGTCGATAAATAGAAGATCATTGTCTTCCCCGATAACAATGGAAACCTTCTCATTGTCGCTCAGCTTGATTCTTGTTTTTTTCATTGTGTATTGTGTTTATTAAATTCCTTGGTTTGCTACGTCCTCCATCAAGTCCTCTACATCTTCTTCTAAAAGCTGTATTCTCTCAAGAACACCCTCATACCTCAAGTCAGCGATGCGATCAATATTTGATACTTCCATCTTCAACTCTGCGATAACTCTCAAATGGAGAAAGGTTACGATGCCTAGTACTCCCACTAGCACCGATAAGATTGTGATTGATAAAATCATTGTTTTTTATTTTTACAAATATAGTTAGTAAACTGCTTGATTAAAATTTAAATGAAAAAATTTTATTAACATTGAATATATAGTATAGTATATATATTTCTATTTTCATTTTCATTTTCATTTTCCTACCGATGGTACTAAATTGATACATAATTTTTACTAGTGTAATACATTAGTACTTTTCTGTAAGCTCATCGTTCTCTTGTTTCATGTACGCGTACTGAGGTAAATCAAGGTCCATAATGCCAGACTTGTGATCTGCACGAACCTCATATCCTTTGCTCCAATCGTTGTTGGTTACGCACTCCTTATGCAACGCTAACAAGGACTGACACGTTACCCATCCTGTATCCAATGCACCTGGACTTAGGAAGTAGTTTGCACTGCAATACGGAGCCTTATTCTCCACAGCTATAAACAAGAACCTGTTGTACTTATCCGTTCCGTGAATGGCTTTTAAACCCATAGAATAGAAAGCCGCCTGCTCATGGTATCGGTAGTTCCATAAACTACGCTGAAAGTCGCTAGGATGAGCCGAGATGGTTGTCTTTAAGTCGATGATTAGATCCTTGTCGGGAACATAGGCATCGGGTCTACCTTTGCAAATAAGACCAGTCATTGGATCTTTCCATTGGATTCCCTTTTCAATCACAGCTTTCTCAAGCAATGACTTGATTACAGGGTTAGATAGAACGCTATCAGCCATAGCCTTAGCCTGCTCGTATATCTCAGCGTCAACAATCTGCCTGCCGTGTAGGGAAGCCTCCTCCAAAAGAGCCTGCTTCCAAGCCTTGTTCTCCATGGAGCGAAAGTCTTTGGTTGGTTCAGGGCGGAGAAGAGGATTGATGATAGTAAAGTCCTGCTCCACCGTGTGTGGCTCAAGCACCATCGAGTGAACCAACGTGCCTAGCATTTGTGATTCTGTTGCTTGACGTCTGTTCTCCTTAGCCCATTTGAAATGTCTTGGGGACTTGTGGTATTCTTTCAATAAAGAATAGTTGATTCCCTCTACTTCGTTGTAATTCGTTTGTACATCGTTACTCATATCGTTTGTTTTAAAGTGGTTTAATTTGACCACTTTGGTTATTTATATTTTCTAATTAACTTGAATGTTGTTTTCATAACCTGCCAGTTAAGATGTGGTTCTTCACCATTTTTCACGCCATACCATGCAATACAATACCCATGATTAGCATTAATCCAATCTTCTGGTTCTACTCTATTACCATTAACTTTATGTAGGTATATCCAAGGAGCATTACCCATAAGTTCTATGGTTATACCAATCTTTTTAAGACGTTCTACAAACACGGTGATCTCATTCATCTTGACCCCCTATTTTATATTCATCTTTAACATTTAAATGATGTAATACAGCAACATATACTGCATAAAACAAAGCGCTCGTACCTATAATCCCTAAACCACTAACAAATATCTTAACAAATATTTCTTGCCAATAATAACACGCAATAAAAACAAATGGAAACACTCCCATAATTAATGACGTGATTAGTGCTGCTTTTTGTTTATTATTCATCTTTACCTCCGTGTGTTTGTTCGTAGTATTTCTCTGCTTCCGTCCATTTATTATGAACATTATACGCATCAATATCAACTCCGTGATAAAACGCATCTTGAATCTGCTCACGTTCCATTTCAATTAACTCATCATAGTTGTTTATCATCCAATACTTGAAATCACCATCTGATAACAGACTGAATTTATCTAATATCAATTGAACTGCTGTTTGTTTACTCATAGTTATTTGTTTTTACCCCATCAGGTATAATACCGCCTGGTATAAACCATTTATACCTCATCGGGTGTTGGTTTGTTTTTTAATTTATGTAGATCATTTTTTAGGCGCTTCAAGAATGAATCTTCCCCATCATCTCCAGATACTAGCCAGTCTATTCGCTGAGCATATATCGCAGCGATGCGTAGATAATTCAACCCCTCCTTGAACTTCTCGATGACCTCATCAGGATACTTGTGGTGATACAAGTCCTCAGGATACTTCTCATACCATTCTGGATCATACCAACTCGCATCCTTTAGTTCCTGATCAGTCTTCTTCCTTCCGTTCTTCTCAATCAACTTCTCAACATCATCAGCCATGTCATCTATTTGCCATTGCTTGTATTCAAAAAATCCCCCACTCATACTACTTCAATTTACTAGCCTTGAAATTAACTGAGCAGTAGTGCGTGCTGATGTCACGGATTTCCTTGCTGTACCGGTCAAGTACCTCTACCCAATAGGCATCCTCAATTCGTGGAGTGCCTGATATGATTCTCCTGAGCCTTGCCCTGCGAGATTTTAAGTCGGGTTCGATCACCATAAACAACAGCTCAAACTGCTTAGCGTATGGTAAGTACCCATCCTTCACATCCAGTCCGCATCTTCTTAGTGAGTCGACCACACTCTTCTTTAAGTCATAGACATACAATAACTTCTCGGACCTATTCATCCGCTTCTTGATTGTCTCCGAGCCAACTCTCTTGGCTCTTTTCTTTTTTACCTCTGTGATTTCTGTTTGCATCGTTCTTGTGTTTTTAGAATTTTAATTACCTCGTCCCACCTATCCAAGTCGCTCTCATTAAACGTGAAGCAACCTGAACGGAAGACCTTTAGCATATTGCGATAGCTCTCAGGCATATAAACCATAGCCGCTGACCTCGCATCCTTTCCGTTCCTTGCGAACCAGTCAACTATCTTGTGCGCCCTGAGTATTAACTCCTTATTCAACCTCTATGGTCTTTGTCTCGAAGTCTATCATTACATAGGATGGGGCGCAGAAGTCCTCTCTCATCTCCAGTCTATCCTCAATCTTCCACCCATCCTTGAGCGAGTCAATAACTAACACACCATTTTCAGTGATGTCTCCATGTTCATCGGACTGATCGTAGACCGTGTACTCAATCTCTGCGACAACCTGATCAATGGAGGTGTAGATACTCTTTAGTCCCCACTCCCTTACCTCGAAATCCATCGTCCAATACACTGTCGCAGTGAATGGATTGTTGTCCACATCGTTCTGCTTCATAGAGAAGTGAGTCTTGATGGACCTAGCGTGAGAGTCTCTAACCCTCGTTGTAAATTGTAGTGATGTCATTTGCTATTGTTTTGAAATATTGGTTTATTTTCTCGAGTTCCTCATCCTTCCAACCACCCTGCACTAGGCATCGTTGCATCCTCCCTCGCTGGATACCACATTGGTTACACAGCTCTGTCACATTGAACTTGTCAATGTTGCTCACTAAATACTTGATTATCATACTACTTTATTTAGGCACGAAGATACTAACAGGACATCATTCCTGCAATTTTTTTTCGATAAAATTATTAACAATTATTTCTTAGAAGAATTAGATAAATACCTTATACCATTATACAGACTACCTTTTGAACAATTATCTGAAGCCCATAATGGTTGTAGATTATCTAATGAAAAAGCTTTTTTTAAATCATCCTCATTATTAAAGTCAAAAGAAGCTAATGGTTTTATATGATCTATATGCCATCCGTTTCTTCCGTAATTATCCCATGTCATTCCATCTTTGAATTTAGACTCTAAATGAGTGATTAAATCATTCGAGTTGTATCCTAAAAATTCAAATGTTTTAAATGTTTTTTTGCTAATACATGAGGATACCATTGACCTAATTCTCATTCCTATATATTTACTAGGGCATAGTTTTGCTTTAAGGTAATAGGCTTTATCTGATTTCTTTTTACTTATTTTGTATTTGTCTGATTTTTTATATGCTTTTATTTTTTCTTTATTTTTTAAATTATAAATCTTGTCTTGCTCTCGTTTTTTATCTTTATTTTTAATAACCCATTCCTTCATGTATTCTTTTCTACAGCCCTCACCTGATCTACATTTCTTACAGCTACTTTGTAGTTTAGATGATGATGCAGAACTTTTATAAAAGCAATCATTTTTTAGTACAAGTTTGCATTTGGAACATTTTTTATAACCATCTTGTAGCGAGTTAGATAAATCACCGTTATTTATTAATTTTTTAACAATATAATATTTTACACCAGACCTTATAGATATTTGTTTTAGAGAAAGCCCTTTGTTTAAGTGTTTTTCTATCAGGGGTCTATAACAACTGTTGTCTTTTTTTTGACGAGTAAATTTGTTTTCAGATAAATTTAACCGATTTAATTCCTTGCGAATAACCCCAACAGATGTGTTAAGTTTAATAGAAATTTTAGTTGTACTCAATCCTAATGAATGCAATTCTAATAAAATAATATCATTTATTGTAGCCTTAACCATATTTTCACTTCAATCTCTTTCCATCTTTACCATGCCCATTTCTTGCACGATTCTTGGATTTATCTTCTAACACTAACTTTCCAGATTTAGTATGACTTCTATCTTTATTCATAGATGTCATCTTTCCATACGTTCCAGCATCCTTGTTGGCTTTGTTTAAGCCTGCTCTGTACTTCTTCCTTTCATCTGTGGAGTGATACTTCTTGTTGTAATCATTCTTCTTCTCACGAGCCTCAGGATTGTTTTGAAAGTAGCGTGCAGACTTAGACGTACCCTTCTTAGAGCCAGCTAGTGTGTTTCTTTTAGACGTTGCCATACGCAAATATAATTATTAGATTGCAAACGTATCATCGTTATCATCGTTGTTTTTAATAAATATAAACCCGAAGATAAACATAATGACCATCCCTATTACTATGTATTCCATTGTGCAAATATACTATTCCATCTCCAATTTTGCTAACTCCTTGAGTAGACGATATTTCTGGACCTTGATCTGCTCCCGATCCTTATCGTGTTCTCCAGACAATAGGTTGATCAGTTCAGTCTTCATCTCGTTCAGTTGCTTCTCCATCTCTATCACTCGCTTGATGTAGCTTCTAACATCATAGGTGATGAACTCCGTGCCAGCCTGCATCCCCAAGTACTTACTTATCACGTTATCATATACCTGACGATATATCTTCTCGGAATTATACAGCGTGATGTGGACCGTGTTAATCATGTAGGTCACGTTGCTATGGTCTCTCTTAATCTCCTTCCCTATATCCACCACCTTCATGTTGAGGATGTCTTTAAGCAACACACAAACCATTGCCCTGACCTTTACATAGGCGGCCTTTTTTGATCTGGCGGTCACATCCTTCCAGCTAATTTTTTTGTCATCCAAGATGAAGCAATTTACCTCATCAATTACAGCTCTTTTAATAGCTTCAATTTGTTTTTCGTTATTCATAGTCTTTGTTTTTAATTTCGTATTACGATAGTATTACTAGTGTATTCCTTTGATTACCCTCATTGTTTAATAACCTAATAAGGGCGAGTGGCTTGTAAATCAATACTTTACCACTCGCACACCTATTAGTAACTAAACAACAAACATAAACAACAAACACACTGACAATCAATCGATTGTATAATTTCTTTTTGATGTATCCACGTTCAATGTCTTATCCCTCTCTAATTTGATGTAGAGATACCAGTCATTGAGTGTTTTACCTTCTCGTGGATCGTCTTTTGAGAGCCTTACTTGCAAGTTCTTTTGCATCATAATTTATAGTTATTACCTTGTTAATTATTGAATCGTCCCCATATATCGCCTTCTCCCAATTCATATTGTAACATGTGCATCCACCGCAAGACTTCAACTCCAATGAGCATGGTCTGGCGCATGAATGGAAGGCGCAGGATTTAGTACGCAGAATCATCGTGAATCTCCTCCGAATTTCTGTTGACATCGAATGGTGGATGAGCGTGCATCATCTTCTTCCCGATGGTATCCAGCACCTTCATCTCGTCCATGATAAACTTCTCCACCGAATAGTGTCTCTCCTTCCTTGTCTCGGCTAGCCGTCTATCCAGCTCCGATGTTGTTTGATAGATGAGCCTGAACATCGTGTTCACCTCTTCTTCAGTTAGCTTTATTGTACGCATAGCATATCGTTTGAATGATTGTTATTATTGTTAACCCTACCACAGCTACATATTGCGTAGCCGTAGACATTGTCTCAACCCCGATCAACCCCAGCAGGATCAGTAATGGGATGAGAGCATCGCTTGTTCCCTTTATGTTTTTCATGACCTCTTCTTTAATACAAGACATCCTATTGAATATCCCATCATCAAAGGAAGGGAGAGTAAGGACCTGAGGATAAACCCCCAAATCCTTACACTTAACCAGACCCTTCCCATTAGATGAAATCAATATCGTTACAGAAAAATGAGTCGACTATATTCTCGTCATCCTCGTCCATCAGCAGTACCTGATAGTCCCCATTGTCCACCTCGTACTCGCTCTTCCACTTCTTGAAAAACTTGGGGAACATATTCTCACTGCTGTTCACGCTCCACTCTACATGAGTCGGGACATATTCGTTCCTTCTGGAGTTGTACTCCTTCACATGAATGTTATACATGACGCCCTCCCTCTGCATACATTGCAGTAATTAACTTGCCGACAGCCTTCTCATAGTGACCTCGTGCGGTTATATAATTTCCATTTACATAGATACCAAACCTATTGTACTCCTTCCCACTCTTGCTTTGAGACCCTAACGTCTCAATATATCCCGTAGCTCTATATTCTCCCCCCATTGTAAGTACAGCAGATGCAATCCGTGTGTCTGTCTTGTAATGTTTACCTGCCTTTTGAAATTGAGCAGGCTCATGAATCATGATTTCTATAGTTTCCATTGTTTTATTGGTTTAAGTTTCTTCGTTTCCATTCGTACTTGATCAGGTCATCAATGAAGGAGTCTTCCACCCTGACATACCAGCCGTCCCACTCCTGAGCCACCTCCAATATCATGTCGGTGTTGGTGTACATACAGCTGGAGATATACTCCCCTTCCTTTCTGTCCTGCATCAGGTAGTCCAGCAAGGAGATAATTTCTTTCTCCCTGCCGTCATTGAACATATTGTATGCCCTGACTACCTCTCTCCCGAATAGGTAGCTATGTGCTGTTACTTTATTCTCCATGTCTCTCGAATGTTACGTTCTTGAATACATCCACCGAATACCATGACCCATCCACCTCTACCTCGTTCAGGTACATTTCAGGGTTCATGCGTGAACCTTGGTTGATTACTTTGTAGTCAGTGACTACCTTCTTCTCACCATCGTGGGTGATTGCGATTAAATTGTTCATATTGCTAAATTGTTTAATAGTTCATAATAGTGGTCATACCAATGATTAAAGGTATCTTGAGCATCTTCCGTGTATGCCGTGTCCCCATTCTCATGGGTGATATAGACATCATCAGGTGTTACTATCTGCTCGTGGAATAACATCTCACGAATGGTTTGCTCATGCGCTAATTCGCTAGCCGCCTCAATTAAATTGATTTCGATATTCATGGCTCAACTTGTTTATAGGGTTCTAATTCGATCCAGCCCATTGTCTCAGGGAATCGTGTGCTGTCAGTAGCTTTAATCTCGTCCCCATCAATCTCCAATTCAAGATTGTGGGTCTCTGCAAAAGCTTTGAGCGATGTCACCGCAGACTCTAGGGTCTGTCGTTTCACAACTATGGTATGTGAGCCGTCCTTTTTGTGTAATAGATACATGGTTAAACGTATTTCATTATTGTTTTTATTACTCGCTCGTGTTGGAATAACTCCTCTATCGTGTCAACTATAAGTTCTCTATGCTCATTGCCTGCATAGGTGTAGAAGCGGATAGATTTCAGAACCTGAACGTAAAAGTTATTGCAATCACTATATTTATTTGATTTAACTACATCCAAGGTTACTCGGAAAGCTTCATGTTTAACACCAGATGTCACAGCCCAAAACTCCCAATAATATCCGTTCTCGCATTCCTTCCAATTATTTTGAGGTTTTATTTCAAACACGTCACCTAACGATTTATGAATCTTCACATTCGTCTTGTCAATGGTTTGCAGAATTAATTTACGCATTGCCTCATTACTGACCTCAACTTCACGCTTGGTCTGTAGCCATTTGTCCTTGGCGCTGTTAAGCTTGTCCCAATCTACCAAGCCACCGCTAATAGATGGAGCTGGCACATTCATTTTCTCGAACTCATTCACCAATGAGTCGATGATTTGTTGTTGATTTTTTGTAATCATGTGTTTATTGTTTATTGTTTATTACTTTGACAAATTTATACCAACTCAACCTGATTGGTGCTGTTGTTGATAACTTTTTTACCGCATTTGAAGGAGATGATAGTAGAAACATTGACCATCCTATAGTCCTGCTTCTGCAAGTCCCACACCACCACCAATCCTTTGTCATCGGGGTTGTAGTTCATCCCCTTCCCGTTCACTCCCTTGCGGACTCCAATACGAGCCGTCATCTTGCGAGCCGACCCATCCTTCTTTGTGAATACCACAGAGAAATACTTTCCCTTGGTTGCTGTGATTACTTCTTTCATCGTGTTTTGTTTATTGATTAAGAGGTCACCTTATCAGGCTGTGGATACCCACATTTAAGACCTTTCGTCCAATCAGGACTCGTCAGTTAATCTTTCCAAACCTGCTCCAATGTACCATCAGGTTTTTCAACATACCAATACTCCTCGTCCTCCACGTCCCATTCAGTGAAGTAGTACTCCTCCGTATCGTATGCCTCAGCTAGGATAAACTCATCGGTTAAGCCTTCGCCTGCATCCTTCATATACCCTCGGATATACTCCGCTAGGTCTGCCTCATTCTCAAAGTATGCCTCACCATCACCCAAGCAATACCCCTCGTTCATACCCTTGCCAGTCTTGGTATCAACCCTAGCCCATTTGCGTGGAGGTTGCTCACCTTCCACCGCATAGAACATTACCCCTCTATCGTCCTCCATCTGCACGTTCATTTCGATTAAGGACTCGGACTCATCGTCATAGACCTTGTATACTTCCTTACCTGAATGTAGCAATTCGATTGCCTGCTCCTTTGTGACTATCGTCCAAACGAACCCGTCTTGTGTTGTGTGTTTCATTATCTTGCGTTTAAGTTGTTTACCTTTAATTTAACACCCGACCATAGCATATCAAAATCGTCCACCTTATTTTTGGCAGGGACCACCTCCAGCCCCTGCATTGTGGCGAACTTTCTAACGTGCTTGGACGTTGTCGCTGAGTACTTACCCAGCTCAATTAACTTGCTACCCTCAATGGTTGCTACGTGCGTTACAAATGAATAGAATTTATTCCCATCCACGAACATGTTGTGACCTACTTTTTTCATCTTGATTAATTTATTTCTTTATACTTATTTGTTACCTCTCCATCCGCTGTAATGTACCCACCATCTAGCAATGCCGTAGCCGTCCTGCCGTAGTGACCCTGCAACCACCAGACCTCACCCGACTTGATCAGGTCAGCGAATAGTTGTAATGTTTCTGCATCGTTCAGCTCCCCTGACTCGTATGCAACGATTGAATTGATATTCATTGTGTTTATTGTTTATTTGTTTATTGCGTAATTAATTCCTTTGCTGATAGCTGACCTTGTGGACTTGCTAACATAGCCAGCAACCCCTTCTTTTTGTAGGCTGAACCCTAAGATTGTCCCCGTGATTGTGCCAAACTTTATTGATGCCGTCTCAGCGAATTCATAGATTGTTTTGCCTTGTTTAACTAGGTCATAAACCTGCTGTGCATTGTCGAATGGTGATGACTTTGGATAGTCCCATTGACCTGACTCAATTGCCTGAACGTAGGCTTTTACGATGTCCGATTTTTTCATTGCTTTGTTTTTTTATTGGTTAAGACCTAGGGAGACTATTATACCTCCCTAGATTTCGACTATTGAAGTCTCATCAGTTAACCTTACATTTCGATGAAGTACTTTGGGTCAAAGGTGTACTTCTCACCTTCAAAGTCACCATTGTATACCAATCCCTCTGTGATACTTTCGAAGCCGTCAGCATCCGTACTGACTAACCTGAATGGTATGCACTCCTGAGTATACAACCGGTTCATCATTCGAACTATAGTCCTCCAAACGTGGTCATTATTATTGTATTGACTGACCTTTACTACCAAGGTAGGTTCATCGTGACCTTCATACTCCCCTAGTGCATCCCTCATTTGCACAATGTGACTAGAGAAAAAGTCATACATATGCTGTCTGATTTGCTCTGCTGTGAACGGGTTATTGTTCAACCCGATGTTCAATGTAACGTGTGTTGTTTTCATATTACTTTATGTTTATTTGGTTTCTAAATTATATACCTCATCCAATGTGAACCCCCTGCGTTTCATCATTGCGATATAGTTGCTCTCGTGCTGTTCATTTGCAAAGGTCTTGACAACCTGAAATTTGCTAGACCAAGACTTGTTGGTGTGAAATACGATGAGTGACTTCATAATGCCCAAACTAAATCGAATTCCTCAGAGACAAATTCGTTAAAAATGGCATCTAATTTACTTGTGCCATATTGAAAATGCTGAGATTTGCCATCTACATAGATATAATAACATTCACCAAAAACATGATGAGTGAATGTGTCCAATTCAATTTTTTTACCCGTAGCGCTGATTTGCGTTTTGATAGTTTTCATAATTGTTTTTTTTAATGATTAAGACAAGGACTTGCGCCCTTGTTTCGGGTAATGAACCCTCATCAGTTAACCTATGTGTAACCCCTGCTCATCAAACCAAGGCTGATATTCGCCGTGTTCAGCTGTCATATCATCCAACTCATAGAACTCTGTGTTACCTGCCTGCTGTGTCTCGTGCAGTACTGCGATGATTGGATATTCATCACCTCTTGTTGGATGCTCAAAGAACTCGATTACTTGACCTTTGTCATTCATCATCTTACCAAAACTAGTTGGGTTGTGGCTCATTAACTTTGTGTAATTTAACTTTGTGTAATTTAACATTGCTTATTGTTTTAATTGGTTTAGCGAAACACCCCTATCGAAAGGTAGATTCTGATATAATCTCATCAGTGTTTCAGTTAGTATCCAATATTTCAAAGAACGTCGGTCTTTATAGTCTTTTCCGTGTATGACTATCAATCTTTACTCAGTGGCCTCTCTTACAGCAGGTCGGCGTGTGTTATCGCATAGGTGATTGACAACTCTATCGTAGCGTGTTTTCTCGGATGCGCTTATTCCCCGTGGTCTCTCCGTTGATTGACCCTGCAATACTACGGCGACCTTTTTGATTATCGACAAATTAATTTGTTAACGAATGTTAAAATGATCCTAACTAATTGAAAACCAGCAAGATAATTTTGCAAATATTTTTAGGGGAATTGGGGAAATGAGTAATATATAGGTTAAAAGGAGCTGATGAGAGCTTACCGCTTTGTTGTACTATATTACAACCTGCGTAAATGCAATCGCTTTTTGTGGTAAAGGAAACAGGCGTGTGCGTATGCATGCGTGCGTATAAGCGAAAATCAATAGCTTTTACAATTTTAACATATTTTAACAATGTTGCGTCCTGGAGCGCACCTTTTTATCTCACAGCTGTCAGAAACCTGATGCGGAATAGGTTGTACTTTATTACAACAACTGCAATGTGTTATTGTACTTTAACACAACTGGATCATTGTACTTTAATACAACATGTCGGTTGGACCTACGAATGTAATGCGTTGACATATAATACAACTAACAGGTTGTCATACAATACAACATACATTAGTAATACATATGTACTACACTTGTACTATATTACAACGAGGACCTATGCTTTTCTGTTGTATACAATAACAACGAAGAGTTGTAACGTAATACAACCCCACCCCGTCCGCAAAAATCGGTTTCGGTCTCGTGCGTGCGCTCGCATGTGTATAATAGACCCCCTCCATACTGTGTTCCCCTCTTTTTTGAAATTAGGTACTATGTTCTCCTCTTTTTTGATTTTAGCCCTTTAAATAGCCTGACCGATATGTGGGTATGCCTTGACTGATAAAAGTTGATTCTACGGCACTTATGGGTACAAAAAAAGAGGGATTAAAATAACCCTCCTAAATTGCTGGGTAGGTTCACTAAGAACCTTTGGTTCGCTACCTCCTTTTGTTTTTAATGTAGTTCATTTCCTTAATGAAGAACTCTGGTATCTCGTGTAGCCCTTCTTGGTTTAATGCCTCTACTATGGACTTAACCTTATCGAAGTACTTCTTGTTGGTTTCGATGAAGCTTCTTGTCTTGGCTATATGGTACTTGATTGAGGACTTATCCATCTTGATGAATGAGGCTATGAGTTCAAAGTCACTAGACATTACCCCTTCGCAAATAAACATCCAGACTCTTTTGGATTCAACGTGGTTAGATGTACGCTTACCTTTCATTACGTCCTTTTGGGTGACTCCGTACTCTTGGCAGCAGGCGTTGAATACCTTGGTCATAAACTCTTCGGGATCTTCTCTCCATCGGGTTATGGATGGGTACTTGCTCATGTAGTCGAATAGTTCCTCAGATAGCTTGTGTTCCATTCCGAGGGTTTCGATAAGTGCTGACACAAAAGCTGCCTTTTCGTAGGGCTTGATGTGTACAAGGAGTTTTTCTATTCTAGTGTATTTCATTAGAATGGGGCTTCTTCGTTATTGATTTCTAATTGTTCTGTTGGCTTGTTCCCTATAACGCTACCTTGTTGTAGGAATCCAGGTTGGTAGAATCTTCCTGAGTCAAGGTCATATTGTAGTGGGACGCTACCTTGCATACCCCAGTGCTTGAACTTAACCTTTTGGACGAATACTTCGGGGGATGAGGTCCCATCCTCGAAGAAATGTCGGTAGACTGAGATACCGTTATGCGACTTGTTGAAGAAGTGAGCAGAGCCAGCCATGTCATATAGCGTGGGGACTAGGTATGGTCCTGTGCCTTTCTCTCTTTGCATTTTTGTAGGGTGAGCGACCACAAAGATATGTACTCCAAACTTATGAGCAAAATTTATTATTTGGTCTAGTTGCTTCCCGATGTATGTGGTTTCGTTGGAGGAGTAGTCATGGTCGAGCTTATTCCAAGCGTCAATGATGAGTCCGTTGATTCCGTATCTTTTGACGAGTTGCTCTGCGTGGGCTAGGATACTATCTACACTGTTGTCTTCCTTTGGGACGATGTAGAAGAAGTTGTCTCGGTAGTACTCCATGGCTTGAACGATGTTGAAGTCGGGCATATCGTTGAACCTAGCACCTATGAGTTTGCTAGCGATCTTGGAGAAGTGGAGTTGTAGTGGGTAGTTCTCGGGGGAGAATATTCCGAACCTCCATCCGTGCTTGGTAGAAAGGTCCACCATGATTTGATCGAGGAACTCTGACTTTCCGTGGTTGGGGATACCAGTAACTACGGTTAGGTAGCCTGGCTCGAATGTGAGTAGCCTGTTGAATGATGGGATGGATATGTCGCAAGCAGGCTTTAACCCTTCACGCTTTAATCTCCAAATATCATCTGATAAGTTATCAACAGTGATTACTCCGTCTATGGGGTAGTCTTCAGAGTTGCTGATTGTGTCAGATAAGATTAGTTTATCAGTCATTAACAGCTCATTTGCATCTTTATGACCGAAAAATGCTACTTTACGGCATCTGTACTTACCTAACCTACGAGCGAGTTCTTCTTGAAGCACACGCCCTGGCTCATCATCATCGGTTGCGATATAGATGGTTTGGATGTCATCGAATAGGTCTATGCAGTTGTCGAGGTATAGGAGCTTCTGACTTACAGACTTAGTGGCTCCGTTTGGTACGGATATAACTGAGTCGAACCCAATCTCCATGTAGGACAGCGCATCCATCTCTCCCTCGGTGATGATAACGTACTCCTGACCCTTCATGCTGTCCAAGTTATAGAATATCAGCTCAGCATCCTTGTAGAGTTTGAACGACTTCTTTGGTCCACGGTACTTCACGTTGATTAGTTCCGTCTCACGGAAGTAGTTGAACTCGATGCACTTAGCCTCCTTCTCAAGTTGGGGGAAGAATGTGCGACCTTGTGAGATCTTGGCTTGGTTCACTACACGTTGGGATATTCCTCGGTCAGTGAAGAACTTTAGGACATCGTCTTCGAGGTCTGTGATGTTTCTCCACTCAGGGCGAGAGTATATTGGCTTTTGGTTTTCTGATGGCTTGTATGCCCCATCTAGTTTTTTACCGAACCTTGATCCGCAGTGTAGGCAGTTCCCGATTCCTTTCTGTCCATCCCAGCTGAATGACTTGGCTGACTTCTTTTTACGATCCCCTGAACATTCTGGACATGGCATAGCATTTTCTCCATTGATGTTCTTGATGTCGATGATGAACTCTCTTCTCGTTTGTAGGTTTACTATTCTTTCGGTCATAACTTGTTTATTTCGTTTTTTACTTCCTCCCAATATGAAATTTTACTAAGCTCATCAGCTTGTGATGAATACTCTATTGTGTTTAGTATTTTATCAACTGTAATCATTGCTAAATCTTTGGACAAAGCTTTGATTGAAACCCCTTTTGTATGATCCCTAACCATACTATCGAATGACGTCACTAAATCAATAGCCTCTTGTTTCGCTTCTAAATTTTCCATCTGCTTATGACTTAAATCCAATTGGTGTTGATTTATACTCCCAAACTCCGTTAATTACCTCTCGCTTCATTAGAGGGTTATTATGGAACTCTTTTACATAGCCGGGTATGTTGGTATCGTTTTCGCCAGTTATTTGAATTTTACCCCCTTTCTGTGCGTTTTTGAACCATGATGCGATCATCTTCTGCTTCCAATTTAGAACTTGGTCCCCTTTTGCGTCTTTCCAGTCGGCAACGGAATAATATTCCCAAGCCTGCGCCCCAACGCTACGGTCAAAACCTTTTTCAGCTGCGTAATCCATCATCTCCTCTTTCGATGGGGCAACAAATTCTTTTCTTTTTCTTTTTGTATTTTCTTTTTCTGAATTATTAGATATATTATTACTAGATTCTATATATATATTTTCATTTTCCATATGTATTACACTTGTATCTACTAGTGTATTACTAGTGTTATTCATATGTATTTCATTAGTATTACTAGTGTAGTTCACTTGTTTTTCACTAGTATCCCATCTTTTCTTAATGTTGTTTCTTCTTGACTCAGAGAATTTCTTTCTTTTTTGAATCTCAGTTTCAAGTCTGATGTTATAGTACATGCTATTTTCGTCACGCTCGAATTTACTTAACACAGCTAAATCTAGATCTCCGCAAATTTGCAGGACCATAGCCTCTGATAATCTTCCGTGTTGATGTTGAGCGCAGATAAGTCTGATGTACTTGCCTGTCTGTTCATGTGTAAGGAAAGCAGTCCCTACATAGAAGTCCTGTGAGTAAAACAGGAACGCTGGATCTTTTTGTGCCATACTTGTTTTTGATTAATGTTTCGGATACAAATGTAATACACTTGTATTCGTGTGACAAAATTTTTTTATCAACAATAAAATTGTGCAAAAGTTTTTTTGCGTTTAATGAAACAATCGTTATATATTTGCTGACATTAATTTTAATAAAATGCCAATTCTACCAAAGAAACCAAGAAGTCAGAAGCTAGAAGAAAGAGCTGCTGCTAAAAATAAAAAGGCTGCTTTTTATCGTCAGTCTAATATTGACATGGCTAATCAAGCTAATCAATTAAAATCTAAGAGGGAAGGAATGGAGAGTACCGGGAGAAAGGCTACTGATAAGTTAATTCCTAAATTGGAAAAATCTTCTTCAAAGGCTGGTGTTAAAAGTGTTGCGCTTGGTCAAAAGGCTTATAATCTCAAAGATAAGGCAGCTAAATTAAAATCAAAGGGGAAATAATGAACGGTCCTGGTCCAATTAAAGTTGCTATTAACAATGCAAAGGCTCGTAAAGAAGAAAAGCAACGAGCTGCTGAGCAGGGTTATAAATATAATCGTAACATTATCCATGACGCAGGTGAAGGTAAGTCTCGCATGATTAAGGGTAGCGTTGCTGCTGCTGCAAAAGGAAAGGTGGATGAGGCTAAGCAAGGGTTGAAGAAAGTATCTACATCTGTGAAGCAGAGTATTGAGAAGAAGGTAGATCGTATGCAGGATGCTAAGAATGCTAGAAAGGCTATGCAGGCTGGAGAGTCTCGTGGTAGAAAGGCTAGCGATAGTATGGGTACTGCTAAGCAAAAGAAAAGTAATGAGATCATTCAGAAAGGCAGAAAAGGTTTTGTTACAGGCGGTACTAAAAAAACATCTTCAGGGAATAGGTCTGTTAAAAGACAGGCAGTTAGATCCATGAAGAACAGGGTGAGTTAATTAATTATATAAAAACAAAAAACAATGAGTAATTATTCTATGAAAGGAGTGGTGTCCTCTGTCTCTGATGTTCAACAAAGAGGCAATTTTGAATGGAGAAATCTATTCTTAACTACATCAAAAGAAGTTAACGGAAAAGAGTACAACGATGTATTCGAGTTCCAGGTGTCTGGAAAGAACCTTGACACGTTGAGCGAAGCTTGTGTCGGTTGTGACGCAGAGATTTTCTTTAACATCCGTAGCCGTGAGTACAACGGAAAGTACTACACTAACTTGGCTATGTGGAAGATGGACTATGAGCCAAAGAAAGGTCAGCCAGGAAATTATTCCAAGCCTGCATCAGCTCCAGCATCTACCGAGACATCTGACGATGACTTGCTATTTTGATGTTGAAAAAAACAAATAACTCATAACGAATTAAATCCCCTTTTATGATTACCTTTGATAAAAACTCGAATATGAAGGGTGTTAAGAAAGGGGATTTTTTTCTTCAAGAAAACATACTGAAGTGTAAGGCTTTGGTGCAGATAGAGTTGGATGAGACATACGAGGGAGCGAGCGATTATATGTGGGGCGATATAGCAATACCTGTACACTTAATTTCATACTTTTCAATGTATGTAAGTAACACAGGGACCATAATGAAGAACAGGGTTATCATAACCTTGGATGATGGGAAGGACTTGATTATTAAAGGGAATATAGAAGACTTGGTTGAAATATACAATGTGTTCAAGTCAAGAGAGATGACGTTTAAATTTAACTAATGATAAAAGCAAAGTCAACAAAAAGCAATAGGAATATCATAGTCACGGATTGTGATTTGAAGCAAAAATTCCTGTTAATCTCGGATGTGCATTTTGACAATCCAAAGTGTAAGAGGGATGTTCTGAAAAGGCATTTAGATTACGCAAGAGCTAATGATATGAAGGTCGCTATTAACGGTGACTTTTTCTGTTTAATGCAGGGTAAGTACGATCCTCGTAGGTCTAAGAAGGATATTATGCCTGAGCATAACAGCTACAACTACTTAGACTTGGTTATACAAGAGTCTGTGGATTGGTGGAGTCAATATGCCGACATGATTATTTTCATTGGGTATGGAAATCATGAAACTGCTATTATCAAGAACACAGAGACTGACCCATTGGTTCGCTTTGTTGACCTTATGAACTACAAGAACAAGACTAACATTTTGACTGGTGGTTACGGAGGTTGGTGGATAATGAGAATGTATAAAAAGGCTGGTTCTGAAGTACTTTCAACATTTAAGATTAAGTACTTCCATGGATCTGGAGGTGGTGGAGAGGTAACTAAGGGTGTGATTCAGAACAATCGTATGTCTGTCCGTACAGAAGGTGCTGATTGTACTTGGCAAGGTCATGTGCATGAACTTTACCATGTAATTGATTCTAAGGAGTATATTCAATTTCACTCAGTTAAAGGTTATTCTGTTGAACATAAGTACCTACATCATATCCGTACAGCCTGTTATAAAGAAGAATATGAGGATGGATTTGGTGGTTATCATATCGAGAAAGGAAGACCTCCCAAACCAATTGGAGGTTACATTTTGTCATTTGAATATGACAATAATAGACATGATGGTATTAGGGAATATAATTTGATACCTCACTTTGAACAAATTAGGGATAAATAACAAAGGGACCACCGTTGTGATCCCTGAGTCAAACAAAAAACAAAAAACAAAGTAGGCATTACAAAGTTAGGTTTTAATATACCCGATATTATGTATAATTTTGAGTTTTTTTTAGTAGGCTTTGCTAGTGGGTATCTAGCTAAATTAATTATAGAAAAGTATGGAAATAACAAAACAAGAAGCAGAAAGTTTAAGACCACCAAGGGGAAGAGTAATCATCGAAGTCCCAAATATTATTTCTGAGGATGTCAAGCTTGGTGATGCGACAATTAGGGTACGTTCAATCAGTGATGAGGCTCGTGTTGACATGGGTTCTCGCTCCGGTACTGTTCACGCTATCTCACCTTATGCTGATATTCCTGCTCTTTGCTATACTTGGGATGGTCCAGTAGAGATTGAGAAAGGAGACTTTGTTTACTTCTCACATGATGCTATTGCTAAGGCAGCTACTGTTCAAAGGGATGAGGCTTATTACTACACCTTTGATGATGAAGGTAAAACAAGATGTTTATTGGTTGTCCCTTACAAGGAGATTATTCTTTGCATCAGAAAGGATGAGGTTATATCACTGAACGATTATGTTATGGTGAAAAGAAGGATGAAGCCAAAGCCTGCGTTCTTGGACTATATGCCTGATGAGCATGAGCCTGGAGTGTTTGAAATTGTCTACGCTCCGACAGGGAATATTGTATATGACTGGAGAGAGAATTACTTAAAGTCAAACTGGAAGAAGACTCCTGTGAAGCGTGGAATGATTGTTAAGGCTAAGTCTGACAAGCCTGTGAAGTTGGAGTTTAAGTATAACCAATTAATTGCTGAGGATTTGTATTATATACAAAGTCATAGTATTTTTGCTGAAGTAGATGGACAGTAAGGCGTATCAAAAAATAAAGTATAGGATTGACAAGGTATCTGCTTCTGATCAAGTGATATTCAAGTTCCCTGATCTAATGCAGTTCGCTAACATCTTTGCTAGTGAGAATGGGCTACCTAGCAATTTGACGGCTGACTTTGTTATGCGGTATATCATATTGATGTACAGCCCTGGAAGTCCTGGTATTGAAATCTACCCAATGCTATCCAAGAGAAAGACTTGGGCGTTGAAAGAGTTGGGAGTTAATCCTCATATTGACGGATCATTCCCAACGGAATACAACGAATTGCTATTAAATAAGAATCAAGCTTGCAGAGCTAAAATAGTCCTCTTCCTTAGGCTTCAACAGCCTGAGGATTGGGCTATTATGATGCGTGCAGAGGAAATGCTTTATGACCTTCTATCGTTGGACTTCCCTGAAGACCCAACTGACCAGAAGAACCACATCTCAAACATTGAGTCACTTAGAAAGCAGCTATCTGAATCTAGGGAAAGATTCATGCAGGGTGAGGTGTCAAAGGCATTAGAGAATGAAATAACCAAGTTCTTAGCTCAAGATAACTTAGGGATACGTCCAGAGGAGTATATGATGTTTGCTCCAAAGGGTGTTTCTCCAGGTAAGGCTAAGGGCGATCAAATGTTCCCCGAAGTTGGCAACTAATTCTAAATACCATGAAATATATCAAAAGGAAGATCTTGTGGCTATATACCACAATGATGATCCAGTCCTTAAGACTATCGAGATACCTCTGCCGAGCGTAGAGAGTTTTTATGGTAAGTCATGGGATGAGGCTGTGAAGTTGATAGACGGATACGGACTGCATCCAAAGAACCAACGCTTTCAGCATCAGAAGGTCCCTGATAAGTTGGCTAACATACAGGAATTGATCCGTAAAAAAATGAGGCTCAAAAAAAGAGAGGTTGTGAGCCAGAGTGATATTTATGAGGAGCTTGAAAGTAATAGGCTTGAATACAAGGAGGAGATTGAGTGGATTCAATTACAGATTAAGAGAAGGTATCAAGGATATTGGTTTTTTAATAATGGGAAGCCTACCTATATTGACGGTTGGCATTATGTTTACTTAAACTTTTGGGACATTCAAAATGAGACTAGACAAGATAGTTTACCTTGGTATCGTGACCTTGATCGTAGGATTTTTCTATTTGCTCGCTATTGCTATACTACTACTGAGGCTGTTTACAAATATCGTGTTACATTTAGGACGCAGGGTGAGATTAAGACGAAGTATTTCCAACGTGTAAAGAACGCAGAAGAGTTTGCGGCTAAATATCCTGCCGCATATATTGACGAAGGGGCTTATGTTGTTGACATGGGATATAGAACCTGCTACGGATATATCTTCCCTAAGAGAAGACGTATCGGGGCAACATCTCAGGCTGCTTGTATGCTGTACTGTATCGTGACTGAGCATAAACAGCAGAAGGGTGGTATTCAGAGTATCACGGAGACTCAGGCTAAGAATGACGTTTACATTGATAAGATTGTAAAGCCATGGCGTAAGATACCATTCTTCTTGAAGCCATCTCATGATGGTACTGACTTCCCGAAGGAGAAACTTTCATTCTCCTACTCAGCTTCAAGAGCGCAAGGGGCTACGCATAATCGTGCGCCATCACATGACGGATGGATTGAGGCTCGTGCATCTTCAGAAAGGTCTTTTGACGGACAGAAGCTTCACGCATATTTGGATGACGAGGGTGGTAAGCACGGAGATAGCGGAGTATCAATCCCAAGAAGATGGCAGGACGTTGTTCGTAAGTGTCTATCACAGGGTTTGCGTATCAACGGACTTGGTATGTTTACATCCACGCTTGGTGAATTTGAGGCAGGTGGTGGTAAGGAATTTTTTGATCTAATTAAATCTTCATATTACGATGAGCGAAACGAAAACGGATTTACAACTTCAGGGCTATTTACGCTATTCATCCCAGCATACGATGGGTACGATGAGTGCGTGGATGAGTACGGACTCTCAATCATTGAAGACCCAGCCGAACCTGTACGAAACTTGGAAGGTAACATTGTTACAAGAGGAGCGAAAACAATCTTGATGAACACTCGTAAAGACCTTGAAGAGAAAGGGCTTGATTTACGATTAAATGGAGAGATTCGAGATAACCCTTGGACATTGCAAGAAGCTGCGTCTAAGGCATCTAAGAATAGCAATTTCGACCTATCTATTCTACGCACTAGAATAAATCAGTTGAAGTTCGATAGGATATTTAGAACAAGAACTGTTTCATTAAGTTGGAAAGGAGCATTTGGTAGTGAGGTTGTTGTCAGTGATGATCCAGAGGGTAAGTTCGTTGTATCTTATTTACCTGCCATGGAACATAGGAATAAGAAGTTATTTGACTCAGCTAAGAACCAGTGGATGCCTTCTCCAGATGTAGCAAATAAGTATATCTTAGGATGTGACCCATTTAAGTTTGGGAACCGAGATGTAAAGGGTAGAAGGAAATCTAACGGAGGTGGTGCTATGTTCTACAAGCACGATCCTTCAGTAGATTCTCAGGAAAAGCCGATCGACCAATGGATTTCAAATAAGTTTGTTGTCACCTACAATACTCGTGTTGACGATGGTAACACTTATTGTGAGGATATGTTGAAGCTTGCTCTATTATTTGGAGCGCACGTCTATCCTGAAAGAAACGTACCTATCGTCATTGAAAAGTTTAGGGACTGGGGATATGAAGGTTATTTGCTTTCCGATATTGACGCTAATGGTAAGTTGGCTACTGCTCCAGGACGATATACTGGAGAGGCTGATAAGGAGCAGATATTTACTGAGTTTATGAACTACATCAAGGTATTTGGAAGAAGTGATAACCATTTGGAAATGCTTGAGGAGTGTTTGGAGATTAATGACCCTACAGAGATGACCAATTATGACTTGTTTGCCGCAGGTGGAATGGCATTGCTTGGCTCGAAATCCGCACTACCAAAGTATATGCAGGAGATGAACGAGGTTAGAACGATGAATGACTTGTTAGAATTTTTTGATTAATTTGTTTCATATTAGGGACATTTTTTATATTTGCATTTGATGTTGAAGTTTACGCCAATTATCTCATTCCCTTCTGATAGGATTCCTAAGGAAGAGAAAAACTCTTTGAGTTACATTACACAGGTAGCTCAAGCAATATATTCTCGTTGGTATAACGGAAGAACATTGTATGGTCAGACGGCTACTGGATGGTTCCAAATGATGACTGACTATGGTGAGGGAAGGCAAAGTTCTGCTCCATACCGTGACTGGTTCTTGGGTGTGCAGAATGATAAGAACTCTCCAGTTAACAGAATGACTCAATATGCTCGTAAGGCATATACCAATGTCAATTACGAGATTGTAAGCCCTGCTCCAAAGTATCTTGCTGTAATTAAGTCTGTTCTATCTGCATCTGATTTCAAGGTTAAATGCGAGTCTCTTACCCCAACTTCTCAGTTTGAAAAGCAGAAGAAAAAGTGGAGAATGTATTACGAAGATAAGGTGCTTAACCCAATCAGAGAGCAAGTAGGTATTCCAAAGGTTACACTTCCATGGACTCCTCAAGATGAGTCTGAACTTGATATGTATGAAAAGTATCAAGGATTTAAGTTGCCTCTTGAAAATGCTATGGAAGACATAGCTAAACACGCATTTGATATTAGTGACTGGGATAAGATTCGTTTAAAGACTATTGACGGTTTAGCTCAAACCAACTTTGCTGTTGGTCAAGTTTATGTTGATAAGGATGGTGTTACAAGGGCGAGGTATATTAACCCTGCGTCATTTGTAACTGCATATATTGATGAGGATGAAGAAGGTGAACCATCATTTGCTGGTCATATACAACGTGTTCGTATTGGTGACATTAAAGATAAGTTGTTGGCTCTTGGCGCACAGCCTCAAGAAATTGAAGGGTTGGCAAGAATATTCTACGAAACTCAAGGCTACACTGATAAGGATTTTAATTTCAATAGAAAGGATCCTGTAACTGGAAGATATGTTTGGGAAGACTTCTCTGTTGATGTACTTCACTTTGAGTATCGTGCTAATGACTATGAATACTTTACTAAGCGTCAAACTAAGGATGGTAAGATTGTTTACCAAGATGAAGAGTTTGGTGTGACTAAGAAGCCTTACGCAGACGGAAGATTGCGTCAGACTGATGTTACTTGTATTCAGAATGTTTACGAAGGTAAATATATTTTAGGATCTAAGTTTGTTTATGACTTTGGATTGCAAAAGAATATCATGAGAGACTCTCGTGGTAATGCAGTTCTTTCATATTACTTTGAGCGTGTCCCAGGAAAGTCTATCGTTGAAAGATGGAAACCACACTTGGACTCATTGATGCTTACTTGGATTAAGTTGCAGGCTGCTAAGTGGGCTGCTGCTCCAAAGGGTATCGTTGTTGATATTGGATTGCTTGCTAATATGGACTTAGGAATGGGTGCAATGTCTCCTTTAGATATTGTTCGTATCCGTAGACAGACTGGTAATCAGTTCATCAACTCCAAGACTGACATATTGAATAAGGGTGGTAATATGCCTATCGCAGAGCTACCAGGTGGTATCGGTCCTCAATTAGAGGAGTGGTTGACTTGTTGGCAGGATGATATGAATAGAATCATGGACTTGGCTGGTATCACTCCAACCATGGCTGCTATGCCTACTACTCCTTCTGAGAAAGGTTTGGGCATTAGCGAAATGGAAGTAGATGCCACTAACCACGCTCTATTCCCTTTGAAGAAGGCTATCATGAGATTGAAGGAGAAGGCTGCTAAGAAGGCTATCCTAAAGACTCGTACCAATATGAGATTTGACAAAGAGGTTCGTAAATATTATTTGCAGCTTCTAGGAGAGGAGAAGACTAACGCATTGGATGCATTTGAGGACTTGACATTGGAGCAGATTGGAATTAAATTAGTTTCAACTCCAACCAATACTCGTAAGAATCAAATTCTTCAAGCTGCGTTACAATCTATGCAAGCTGGAAAGAATGGAGTTATTGGAATCACTCTTTCTGATTACTTGTTTATTGAGAAGGAGTTGGAGAATGATAACGATGAGTTTGCTGCTTGGTATATGACTGTTGCTGAGGAACGTCAGCGTAAGATTAAGATGGAGGAGGCTATGCAGCAACAGCAACAAAATGCTCAGTTACAAGCTCAGGCTGCTCAACAAGCGTCTGAAGCTAAAGCTGCCGCACAACAAGCTCTTGAGCAAATGAAGCAGGCTACTATGATGACTGAGTATCAGCAGAAGGCTTTGCTTGAAGAAATTAAGCATAATCATAGAATGGCAGAGCTTGCACAAGAAGGGCAACTTGAGAAGCAGAAGGATGTCGAGATTTCGGGGAACTTATAAAAACAAAAAATAAATAGGCTATGGAAAATAATGATTTAATTATCCCTGCGGATTTGCAGGCGAGAGCAATGGTTGATGGTTGGTCAGACAGTCAACTTAGAGATGAGGCAATGAAACTAGAGGTGAACAATCAACCTCCACCAATTGACACTGGTGTTGTAGATCTTGAAGCGCCAGTTGCTCAAGTTAGTGCTGATGAAATCAATCAGCTAACAGGAAATGATAGTAACCCTATCCCTCCTGTTGAATCCAATCCAGCTCCATCAGGTTTAAACTTAGAAGAGTTTGGTGTTTCTAGTTACGAAGAGTTAAAGGCTATCGTAAATAAGGCTAAGGAATATGAACCAATCGTTGAGAAGTATAAGCAGTATGACCCAATCATGCCTTACCTTAATGATGTTCAAAATCCTTTTGCTAATGATACAATCAACCGCTTAAATAACTTTGTTAAGAACACAGGTATTAGCGACTTGAGTATTGCATCTACAATTCTTGCTACAAGCAACGATGAGTTGAAAGCCAACCCTGTAAAGGCAATGGCTATCATGGAAGTATTGAATGACCCAGACTTGGCTAACCTTGGTTTGAATAATTTGATGCAATACGTTGCAGATAAAAACAACATTGATGTTGATTCAACTTACGATTCATTGGATGATATGCCAGTGAAAATGCGTGTAGAATTGCAGAAAACGCTAAAAAGTATTGAAAACAAGCGTCAAGAGTTTGATACAAAACAAGATTACTTTGGATATTTGCAAAACCAAAGAACCCAACAGGAGCAGGTGATGGCTCAAAGAATGGCTACTTGGGACAATGTCTTAAATGACATGGGGTCTAAAGTTAAATCCATTCCTGTTAAGGTCGAACTCGAAAACATCGGGGAGGTAACTTTAGATTATGCGGTAAGCAAAGAAGATCTAAATAAGTTGATGCCTGATGTTCGAGCTATAGTTGGAAGCTTAAATCCTGACGAGGATGGCATAAGTACGGTTATGAAGGTTCTAGAAAACCGGGTATGGTTAGATAATAGAACTAAAATTATCAAAGAAGCTATCAAGACTGCTGAAGGGAGAATCCGTGAAGCAGAGGTACAGAGAGTACATAATGGTGGTTCAGTGGTAAATCGTACAGACGCTCCTTCCAGCGGACCAAAGACAAGTCCTCACCTAGAAGCTACTAAGGCGTACTTAGGTATAAAATAAAAAAAATAACTTTAAAAATTAAAAAAAATGGCTTACCCAGATTATAATTCAGCCGCTTTACCCCAGGGGTATGGAGCTGCTTCTGCCGGTGTAAATTCAACCGGTTATGCGCAACACGGAATCCTTTCGTCTATTGACGCTCTTCCTCCAGATGTTTCTACTAAATTGTTTAAGCGTTTCGGTGGTCAAGGTTTGGACATCTTGAATCTTTTGATTGCTCAAGGTGCTAAGCGTGTTGTTAACAACTCTAATGGTTCTTTCCACTTTGAAGAGGATCGTTACAATCAATCAATGCCCTACTCTGGTGTTTCAAATGGTGGTACTTCAACTCCTACCTTCACTATTTCAGGTTCTCAAGTTAATAATGATAAACCATTCTTAGTTGCAGGTGACGTGTTGATGAATATGAATGACATGACAACTCGATATAGAGTGACAAGTACTACTCCTAATGTAGCGCCAAATACCTATACTGTTTTGACTTCTAAAATTGGTACTGGAACTCCAGATGCAACAGGTAATTTGGTTGTTTACACTAGTTCTTTCAATGAAGATACTATACAGCCAGATGCTAAGGCTACTTACTGGTCTCGTTTCTATGCTCCAATGCAACGTCACAAGACTACAGCTAAGATCACTGGTGATGCTTTGACTGACAAGATTTATCCTGTTATGATGGATGATGGCAAGACTTTGAAAGGTTTCCACTCACATTTATTTGCACAACACGAATATCGTCACTTGTTAGGATTGGTTGGTGCTATGATTTTGGGTCAAGGTAATCCAAATCCTGCTACTAATCCTCGTACTAGTGCTATGAACGATAGTAATTACGCTCAGGGTATGGTTGAAACTTTCCAAAATCGTGCAGTTACTGAACAATGGAACGCTGTTGGAGGATTTGAAATTTCTGATATTTACAACTTGATTGCTGGATTAAAGGCTAATTGGACTGGAAATGATTTAATGGCATTGTTCTGTAAAGAATTGTATCAATCATTTGAACAAGAGATTGGAACTACTGGTTTGTTGCAAAACGCTAACATTGCTTCTACTCGTCAAGAGTCTGCTAAAGTAATCTTTGGTGACAATCAAGACTTTGAAACAATGATGTCTACTTTCGCTTTCTCTACCTTGACTTTGAACGGTAAGAATTTGAATGTTAAGTCATTTGACTTGTCTTATGATCCTACTTTGTTTGGAGCTGGTGGTACTAACGATTTCACTAAGATGGGATTTGTTATGCCTGCTGAAAAACAAGCTGATGCTTCTGGTTTGTTGCGTAACACAGTTGAGTTGATCTACAAGTCAATGGACGGTGAAGATCGTTTCATGAAGGTTTGGGATGATGGAGCTGCTTCTCCTCGTCGTCTTGGACCAAATGATAACTATGTAATCTACATGTTGACTCACTTCGGTTTCGACTGGTTTAAGATTGAGCAGTGCGGACTTTTGTACGCATAATCAATAAATAATTAAAAGAGTAGGGGAGAAATCCCCTATTCTTTTTATATTTGTAAAACAAAAAAACAAAAAATATGATTTATAGAGATGGCATGCGCTTAGAGCGTGAAGATTTGCAAGAGCATATCGAAATACTAAAGCAAAAATTTCCCACATTCTTTAGAAAAGAAAATCCACTTCCTATTACTATTGATTATCTACCTTCTCAAAAATTCTATGTTGAATTATTTAGACCAGGTGGAGATACTCAAGCTGGAAGAGTCTTAAAGGCTCCTCAACCAACTAATGTGTTTTCAATAGGTTATGATTTAGATGGTGGATTCAGAACTGAAGTTAGATATTCGGAAGTGCCTCCAGTTATTAAAGGTAATGATTTAGTATGGAAATCTAGTAAAATTAGTTTATACTCAGAAATGAGACTAAATCCGATTGTTGATTTAGAGAAATTAATATTTTTATGGTTTTATTCAGATAACTTTGCTAATAATGACTGTCAAAACAAGCGTAAAAATACTCGTTTTGAGTTTATCATACCAGAGGTTCAAGTAGAATCTAAGTACGATAACATTAAGTATCGCAGACGTTTAGAGGATGAGATTTTGATTGAAGATACTCGTATATCTTACGATTCAATGAGATCTATTGCTAAGCTTATGGACATTGAATTGAGAGGTGAGGAGAAGGTTGACCGTGTTACATTCTTTGACAGTATTGTAAATGATCCTGCAAGGGTTAAGACTTATGACGCTATCAAGGGTAATCAAGTTCCCGAAAAGGGAACTACGGTTGACGAGGTTGTTAGTTTGACTAATGTAAAGAACTTGGTTGCTAATTTGGTTGACGGATTGAAGTTGTTTGAGGATGAAAGCGTCAATAAATGGAGAATCAAGGGTCCTGGAAAGGCTAAATACCTTTGCGATGTAGATGGAGACTCAGAAGAGGCTAAAATGTTTAACCTTGTAGAGTACGTTTCTAACAATCCTGAAGCGTTTGAAATCGTTAAAGGGTTAGTGAAATAAAAGTAATTAAAAAAGTCTTAAAAGGGGTTAGGTTTCTTAGCCCCTTTTTTTTATTTTTGTCTCTAAATCTTCTCATTTTATGGCTATAGATATTCGTCTTTATTTTGATTGTGCTTCAAAGGAGACATACGTTAGTGACTATACTAATTACGAAAGTAATGATTTCCCTGCTGGATTAACAGTTTCTAATAGCGGATCATTATTTGACCCCAATAATACAAGTGTGTTTCTTGAAAACCCTTTAATTACGGTTAATGTAAATCAATTCCCAAATAATTCAGATTCTTTTCCATTACCAACATTGCTTGGTGCTTCTGGAAATATAGTCCCTGGAAATTATACGTTTAATTACACCAATACATATAATTGGGAAAGTGTAGCTGAAGATAGACCTTTAGAATTTGGCACTAATTACGTTAAGATTCCTACTATAAATTTAGCTACTATTTGGGCTGTTGGTGATTCTTTCACTATTGCAGACGCAACAGAAACTGCAAATAATGGAACTTTTGTAATTACAGATATTCAGTATCAATCAAATACGAATACAACTTTTATTTTTGTAGCTGCTGATACTTTTGTATCTACAGGTGGTGATACTGATGCTACGGCAACAATTTCTCTTACTAAAGTACAAGTTATTTATTCTAACAAAGTATATACTTATACTAATTGCACTACTGTTACTCCTTGTGTCACTGCTAATTACGATTGTACTTCTACTCCATTTGGAAATATTACATTTGAAAATAGCACCACAATGCCTACTGGTGTTGTAGCTACAAGTAGTGACTTTACAATTTACTATCCAAACGGATTAGATTTTACAGCGTCTCCAAATCCTGCATATAACGATGAAAACCCTATAATTGCTAATAGTGTAAATTCAGTTTACATTAGTACATTAGCTACAGGTACATGGAGTGCTAAATTGGTTTTAAACACCTCTCAGACTCAAAATGACGGATTGATATTGATTAACTCATCTTCTGTTGTTAAAGAGTTTAATGTAAGCTGCACAAGTAATATGTGTGGATTGTCAAGTTGCTTGACCAAGTTGAAGGATCGTCACATCTCTTACCTGAAGTCATCTTCTGTTAGTCCATTGCAGCAATATGTTGACAATGTTCAGTTGTTGTACACTATGGCTAAAGAGGCTCAGGCTTGTGGAGATAAGAATACTTATGAGAAGTATATTGCAGAGATTTTTGAGGTTGTTAAGCAAACCGACACTAGTTGTGGTTGTGGATGCTCTGGCTCTTGTTCTGGTTCTTGCTCTTGCGGAGATTGCAGTAGCGATTGTGGATGCGGAGAGACTGGACCTACTTGGGTAAACAATACAGGTATTAATATCAATAGTTTGCTTGAAGATTTAGCAGATGTTCCTGCTCAAATTGCAGCGTTGGAAGCTTCTGTGGGTAATTTGATTACTGATGTAGGAGACTTAAATTCATGGACTGGTATTGAAAACTGGCAGGAAGGCGCTCCAAGTTTTTATGAAATGTTTGAAACCCTTCAATCTTCAACTAGTAATTTAGTACCAGAGGTAGAAGGTAACACATTAGATATATCAGTTTTGCAAGCAGAAGTTGCTGATTTGCAAGAGCAAGTAGCGAACCTAGGCGCTTCAACAAGTGAGGTTTCTGTTTACGAGTTGATGACTAATGATGGGTCAAAACAATCAGCTTGGAACGCAACTTTAGGAACGGCTTTTAGTTCTCTTATTTATGAAATTTCTATTACTGGAGATGTTGGTGAGTATATTTTTGAAAATGATTACTTATCTTTCTACAATCCAACTACTTCATCTTGGTTCTACGGACAAGTTTCTGAGGTGTCATTTAGTGGAGGGTCTACAATAGTGACCATTTCTTTTAATAATACATCAACTTATTCTGTTGGAGCTTCTTGGCAAGACTCAAGTATTGATTTCCCTGTATATAAAGGCGATTCAACTACAGGAGAGTATAATTTCACTAATGCACTTAATTTAGAAAATGATGCGTATTGGAAGTTTGAAGATGTTAATTATAAATACTGGAGTAAGATTAAAGCTTCTTTTGTAGTTAACGAGCCTTATTACGAAGGTACTGTTCAACCAATATTAATTAATAATTCGACAGCTAATAAATCAATTACATTAAGAGATTTACCATGTGGTTCTTTTGTTGATTTAGAACTTAGTTTTGAGAAACAATGGAATGGCACTGCTTATGATACTGTTACTTTGGTTGATGTTAAATACAATACAAGTACAAATATTGCTTTGTCTGAAGATTCTGAATTGTTGTTTGGTGGATATAAAGGTTTTAATCCTACATTCTCTTATGGAGTAGATTTATATGACGGAAGTTATGAATTTACTCTCTCAATGGATGAAAATATTATTAGCACATCTTCAGTTCAAGATGTTGTAAATTCACAGGGCGTTGAGAATACTAATAGAAAAATTAGCAGATACGCTAAGGGTCCTAGTTATCCAAATAATAGCGCAGATAACTTCTTTACTGGAGCTACTATTGAAACTATTGTTTTTAACTCAACTAACATAAATATTACTCTATTGAACATTGAGCAATCATTTGGTAAAATGCCAGTAAGTGTAGCATAATATGAATTTACAAGAGATATTAAATAACGTATATGCGTCATTAGGAAAGGATCAATATGGGGGTTATGTGACCCCCGAATCCTATAATGAAGCTATCAGATATGTCAACCTTGAGCAAATCAATGACTTATTAAAAGTATTTGAGGAGAAGAGGGAGATTACTGATGACTTGTTGCCATTTGTTAAAACAATAGGTGACTCAGGTTCAGTTCCTTTGAGACAAGATAACTTTGGGTATGTTGATATTCCAGAAGACTATTGGTATTATATACGTTCTCATTTCTCTACATTTGAAGCTGAGGATTGTGACACAGCGGTATCTCAACTAAGACCTATCGAGTTCTTAAATCAAGCAGATTTTGGATATAGAATTGGTACAGAGATATTGAAGCCGACAGTTAAGCGTCCTATCGCTGCTATTCAGAACAATAAATGGTTGGTTCAGCCTGTAACTAATCAGCCTATTGTGTTCACATATCTTCGCAAGCCTGCTGATCCTAATTACGATTACGATATTATAGATGGAGAGGTTATTTACTTACCCCCCGGAACAAATCACGCTGATGGCTCTCCTAGCACGTCTGTAGAGTTTGAATATCCTGATTCAGTTAGATTAAACTTGATTGAATTGATCGTTAAATACTTTAGCATTAATATCCGTTCTGAGTTTAACTTGCAGACATTGGAGATTACTAAGGGACAAGCTGGTGCAGGTAATAGAGGAATACCGACATACGGTAACTTA